TGGAGCTAGAAAAGCAGGCGAAACCTTTGGATTAAAAGAAGGTGAAGAAGCCACAGCAGGACAAAAAACAGCCGCTGGTGTAGGTGGTGCGTTATCAGCACTTACATTTGGATTAGCTGATGGCGAAAAAATGGCCAAAGGTATCCATAAAACATTCTCAGGTAAAAGTGCTGAGGATACAATGGCAGAAGTTGCCGAAAAAGATCCTGAACTGGCTGCTAAAATACAAGCATCCGTTGATGCCGGCGTACCATTAGAAGAGGCCATAGCAGACAACGAAGATCAAATTAAAGACGTCGGAGTAGATACAAGGTCTACAGCAGAGAAAGTATTAGATACAACATCACCTTTAGGCTGGGCTAAACAAGCCGGCGAAGGTTTAATGGATTGGGCCACAACCACAGAAGAAGAAGCTACTTCAGCAGCTGCAATGGAGACTGCTAAAGAATCTGGCTTATATGAAAAAGTTGGAATGTTTGGCAAAAGTAGTATTGATCAAAGCAAATTAGAAGCAGCTAGTATTAATGAATTGAAAGCTATTTTAGCAGATGATGATTTAAATAATGAAGATAGAGTAGCCGTAGAAAAAACGCTCGAACAGAAAAGAGCAGATGTAGCAGCAGGAATTGAAGCAACAAAACAAGGCGATGCCGAAATAGAAACTGCCGCAGGAGAAGCTGGCATACCAGGGGCAGATGGAACAGCAGCCGCAGTGGTAGATGGAACAGCAACAAGAACTCAAAAAATAAGTGGAAGCTTTTCAGAAATGAATCTGGCCAAAAATGATCCAGAGGCTTATAAAGAATTTCAACAAATTAAAAAGAAATATAGAGGCGATAGAATGGCGGGCACAAAGGCCGCTAGGGAATGGGCTGAATCAGGAAGAACAGAAGGGTTTGGTGGAACATTAGAAAGAACTCAAGACGGAACTATTGTTCCTGAAGGTCAAGTGATGGATGATTTAACGGGTGCTATTGAGGCAGCAACATTACCCACAAGTGATGCTATTGAAAACATGCAAGATATAGCAGCTCAAACAACAGAAGAGAACCCGCCAACCGTAGTAGTGGCCAATCAACCAGCACCCCCAGCTCCAGTATTACCAACTGACGACGGACCCAATATTGCTGTTATGCCTGCTAGAGTTAGGACCTCAGATAGTGTAATCCAAAGATACCAGGACAAACGTTTTAGAGTCTAATGAAAGGTGTTGACGAGTCTCATATGGAATATGCAGAGCGTCTTAGAAAAAAGATCACATTCCCTATTGAATTTAAAAGTTTTGCTATAGTTTTGCTACTCTGTCTGACAATCGTATTGCTCTATTACCTACTTGCGTAGCCCATCTACTATCTAACATTTCCAAAGCAGCGAGAGCGTAATGTTCATTATGCAAGTGAACAATAAACTTTTTAAATTTGCCTAAGTTAGGCCTTCCTAAATTAAACATCATATTAACAAGAACTTCTTGTAGTTCAGCTGGAAAAGTATTCCAATTAACAGCAAACAATATTTCACATTCATTTATAGCGGTATCCAAATCATCTTGAAAGGCTTCATAAATTCTTTCTTCTGACACATCATACCCTTCAGGCAAACCATCTTCATCATCATCTCTTGTAATTAAATGCCCTATTCCAAACGTTAAATGTCCTAAAGGATCTTTGTATACACCATATATAACGCCCTCATCAATTTTTAATTGTTCGTAAACGTTATCTCTATTTTCCTTTTTCATCATATCTTTTCTTTATTATTTCTAAACATTCTTCATAAGGTTTATCAAATATTGATACCTTAAAAAGATGTCTTGTAGTTGTTGGTGGCATAACACCATGCCAATGTTGTGTGTTTATTAGTGCAGTTTCATAATACTCATCAATGTCTGAATCTATTCCTTCCATATTATTATTATGTTCTTCTACACGAAACGTTATAGGGTCTGGATTTTCATCTAATAAAACATTAACAGAGCACTCTGTTTTTCTGTCTTGATGAAATGGAAAACGATACCCTGCTCTTTGTATGTAAAATATTGGTCGTGCGTCCGAAGGGCCTAGGCCTAAATTATGTCTAAAAATATCAGCTATTAGATTTGCATATCTTTTCTTTGTAAACTGGATTGATAAAAAGTCTAATTGAATTTTTGTTTTAGGATCAACAAAAGGCATAAAGTCTTCGCTCTTTAGTTCTTTTAAAAGACGTTCTTTGTTTGCTCCAAAATCAAATCTATGTATCATTGTAATAAAGGGATTATATATTTACCTGAGATATCTTTTGGACCCATAATTAATTTACTTGGGTTCTCATGATGGTTCTTATGGTAATCCTCTCCTCCTAAAAATATGTTAGATATCCAACCTAAGTTTGTTGGTTTACCTTCTTTGTGGCCGTTCCAATTTAAGTGCATTGTAAGTATCCAGCTCCAGCTAAACATAAATGCTAACCACACTATCAACCAAGGGCTGATTATCCCTAATATTATTAAAGTTACTATGTATAGGTTCCAATAATGTTTTGTTAAATAAACGGCATCTTTATTCGTTGCGTAATTCCTCATAAAGATAGGTCGTGGAGTCTCATACTGGCCAAAGAAAAATCTTACAAAGCCTATTTCCTTAGGGTTATGAGGATCTCCTTTTATGTCACTATATTTATGGTGGTTCAAGTGTGCATGTACATAATGCCCAGGCGGCGTTAACCCAGATAAGGTCATACAAGAAAGCATTAACTCTCTTCCAAAAAGTGAAGGTGTAAATTGATTATGTGTTAACCAACGATGATATCCTATGTTGCCAATCCTTGCAATTAAGATTGCCAGTATAAAACCTAATATGATTTGCCATATAGGTAATGTAACTATAGCATAAGGAACGCCCAGTATAGTTATAATAAACAATGTTGTAACCCTAATAGCTGTCCAATCACTAAACTTCATACCACTATTTATGTGCAAAAAGAAGCCCTCCTAAGAGGGCTCCAAAACTTTGAAAGTTTAGTCTTCAGCCAGGGATTTAAAATAAGACAAAGTTTCATCTTCGTCGTCATTGTTGGTTGAAGGTTCTGGTGCTGCTTGAACGCTTTTCACTGTTTCCATAAAATGATCGTCTGCTGCATCATTCGTAACTTGAGAGATCTGCTCGGCCGTTGCGACCTTAGGACCACCCGAAAGAACTAAATCTAATTTAGCTTTAAGTTCTTCATAGGTTTTGAATTCACCTGGTCCAACTTTCTCTTGTAAAGAATGTTGTTTTGCCCAGAGTTCTTCAATTTTCTCATCACTACTATCAATAGGTGAGGCTTTATCAAATTCACTCTTATCATAATTACGATAGCCTTCTACCTGTCGAATTTTTAATTTGAAGTTTGCTCCTTCCCAAAAGTCAAAAGGATTGACTGGGTTCTCGTCTTCAAATTGTGGTTGCATAACATCTTTAATCTTATCGAAGATCTTCTTGCCAAACTTGTAGTAATATACATTACCTACTGTGTCCGGATTGGATTTGTCTTCAATGACTTGAATGTTAGCCCAATAATTAAGGCGCCTCTTTTGCTTACGAGCAATATCCTTATTTGCTTCAACACCAGAATTCCAAAGTTCCGAATTTAATTCCGAAGCAGGGTCTTGTTTGTTCAAAGTTGTAAGTGAGTTTTCGATATACCATTTCCCGGTTGGTCCTTGGAATCCATGATTCCACATTCTAACCCAGGGCATATCTTCGCCTTGAGGTGCAGGCAAGAATCTAATAACGGCATAACCGTTACCTACCTTGTCTACTGTTGGTTTCCATTCCCGCTCATCTTGTTTTTTAAAAGATTGGGGGTTTGAGATTTTCTCGACTTCCTTCATTAAGTTGTCGAAGTTGCCTCTTTGTTTTCTGAGGTCTGAAAGTGTATTAAACGACATATTAGTTCTCCTTTGTATTGCGTTGTATTACGTTATATTTTTTGTATTAGAACTATTTCTAGTCCTAGCAATTATATTTATAAGGGTTCGATGCTTATTCAATAGTGTTATGGTATTTTTCGTTATAAACGGACCATACTTTTTAACCAATAAACATGTATCTTTTAATATCAAATCATCTTTATAATCATCAATAAAATCTAATCCTTTGTTTAATATAACCACAGTTTCAAGTGTTATTATTCTACCTAATAACAATCTTAATATTAGAGGATGCTGTTCACCTGTTGTAGCATCTTCTATATTATTCTTTTCCATTTCAAATTGAATGGTATTTAAATCTTGTTCAAATGTATATGCTAATTTTTCTTTATTAGCTTTCCACCTTTTATGTGTTTCCATTGCTTCGACATCAAACATGCCTCCCCAACGATCTCCTGTTACAAAATTGGCAACAAGGATATCTATTATTTCTTGCCTTTTAAAATCCCTTGCCAACTTACGAAGAACAGGTAAGTCCTTACGTTTTAAAAATGTTTCTCTTCTTCCTTTAGCTGCGTATTTGTACTTAGTTATGTCGTAGGACTCTGTTGTAAAGTGTAATTTAAGAGATAAATAAATTTTATAAACGTCAAACGGGTCCACGATACATCTGCCAATAATAAGGAACACCCGCATCTGTTGTCCAGATTTTAGACACCTCTTCTGCTGTATGTTCTTTTATACATAAGAACCCCATTGACTTCATCATTTGTTTTACTGTTTCTGAGGACAATAATAAACTAAGTCTTATAGGCTTTGGAATATCATTTTCTACTACTCTTCCAAATGAATTTTCTAAATACTTGCTTTCATATTCTTGAAACGTGTCTGTATCAATATGC